AATTTATAGAAAAAATAAATATAACTTTTATATTATTATATAAAAATTTTTCAATAAAAAACCTCTCGAATTGGGGACTATAAATCGACCATAAGTGTAGTTATTATGAAAATTTGAGTTTTAGTGTGATTCCTTTCCTTTCTTAAGAAAAGACCGCAGCTAGTATGTGAGTCTGCGGTGTACAAAGTGATTGTAAGTGTAGGGATTAGGGAGAGGATTGCGAGAGATTGATTTCTTTGGTAAAATAAATATAGTAAGATCCAATTTATATTTTCTTTTCTTTTGATATGATAAAAAGACATCTTCACTATATATGACAAAGTCGCAAAGATTCCTATAGAATAACTCCTCGTAATCAAAATAGTGATCCTGAAGAACAAAACACAAATGATAGTCCAAATTATATCTACCAAAAAAAGGTATATAGAGAAAGTTTGAATGTTTTTTCTCAAGTGCTTAAGTGAGTTGAAAAGAAAAAAAACATATTGGTTACCAATTGATTAACAGATATTAATACTATTAATAAGTTTAGGTCGCATTACGTAAATATAAATACTTTTTGAAGAATACCTAATTTTTTTATAAAAGACTTTAAAAATTTATATAAATCTACAGAATTTAAGTTTTATGCCAATTTTAATAGACAAGTTATTATTAATATGGATTTTTGAGATCTTCAAAAATTCATCCAGGATATGTGAAAAGTTTCACAGTATCATGTAAATAAACCGGATTTTATTAATGATGACAAGTTAGATTTTTTTAAACTTATTAAAGATTTTTCATATTATTCAATTGAGAACAGACTATATGAAGAAGCATGAAGTACCTTCTTATTACAGTTTTTTCAAATCTTACCATCAAAGAAAAAGGAAATAATAGAGGACATAAAAAAAGAATGTATAAGTTTTAAGGAAATAACACCATTAATTTTTAAACTCAATATTACTGATGGAAATAGTAGTGAAATATTATCAAAATATGCAAGTATTTTTGATGATATCCAGGTTATCAAACCATCTAATGTTGATATTATTATTAGCCCAAATAGATGAACCCGTGAAAAAAGTATTTTATCACTAGAAGAAGATCAAAATAACTATTCTCAAATACCAACTGTATGAATTATTGATTCTTGAATTTCTGAAAGCAGAACAATTCTTACATGACTTATAGACCAAGGTAATTCAATATCTTTTGTCGATGAAAGACCTCTAGTGGATAGTCAAGATCATGGTACATGAGTTGCAAGTCTTGTTATTTTCTGAGATCAAATACATTTATGAAATAGAGTACTTCTACCAAATGCTAAAGTTGTATCAATAAAAGTACTTTCAGCTTGAGTGACTAAATTAGAATTAGACTCTTTATTTAATATAGTAAAAGACTTTTATAAAAAATGAGTTAAGATATTTAATATGTCTGTTAACTATCAACTCTGAAAAGAAGATAATCAAACAAATGGATGATTAACATATTTGCTTGACTATATATTGTCCTATTATAAAGATGTTTTATTTTTTATTTCTTCATGAAATGTATCACAAGCCGATCTAGAATATATGCAAAGCAGATATTGAATTAATTTTAAATTTTGTAATTGAACCAATATCTGCATTCCTGCAGATAGTACTAATGCGATATCTGTTTGAAGTATTTGAGAAGCAAATATTGTGTCTGAATTTTCTAGGAAAAACTCTCTAGATTATTGAACACCACTTACATTAAAAAGGGATTGAGCTACTGGTGTTAATAAAATTACGACATGTATATCAACTCGTTCAGCATTCAATTATAAACCAGATTTTGTGAATCTTTGAGAGAATATAAAAATGCTGAGTAGTGATTTTACGAATGAACTAAAACATGGTACGGGAACAAGTTTTTCTGCCCCATTAGTTTGTAATGTAGCATGTCGTATTTTGAAACAGTACCCAACTTTATCCTGAAATGCAGTGAAAGCTTTATTATTGAATTCTTCGAGTGCAAGAGAAATTTCTGTAGAAATTGACCCTAATGATTGAAATAATATACCTGATAATATCCAACTAAGAAATCAACGATTAAGATGAAAACAATCTTGAAATACCAATCTTTTACAAAAAAAAGAAATAGAATTATTACAACAGAGATATATTTGATTTGGAAAAATAAATCAAGAACATGCATTATATTCAGATACAAATAGGGCAACTTTTATAATTCAAGACTCCATAAAGCTGAATTATGAGAATATTTATGAAATAAATATTCCAGAGAATTTTGCATCAAATTTATTAGATTGAAGAGGTTTTATTAAGATAAAGTGATCCATTAGTTATAATCATATCCCAATATTATCTGATCATCTTAATTATAATCCTATTCATATGTGATTTAGATTACTGGCTTGTTCTGAACAAGAATTAAGAGGAGTAACAGATTGTATAAAATCGTTAGAAGCTCAACTATCTGAACTGACTGAATGAACCACAGAATATGAAGAAATATTATCAGAAAAAAAACAACTTGAAAATCAAAAAGATAGGTTTGTAATACAAATTTGATGAAAATCTCGATCTCAAGATAATTATTATCGAAATCATTATGCAAATAATCAATCCCTTTGAAATGACAAAAGAATAAAAAAAGAAACACTAAAAACAAAGATAGATAGAAAATTATTTGTAGAAATTAGATGTAATTTGAAGACTACAGACCCAGAGACTACTATTTTTAAGGAGATAAAAGATTATATTTGGCATAATTACCAGACTCATATAAATGAGAGTGAAAAGGTAGAAGGGATAAATCGTTATCTTGATCAATTTTTTGGCTTTTGTTTAACTATTGAGGATGAATCTTGATCTGGAATTGATATTCACCAATCACTTTTAGATGCAAACATAGGTATTTTGTCGACAATAGAATCAGATATAGCTCCTCAAGCTGAACTAGAGCAGGAGGTTGAAGGATTAACTATATAGATGCATTAAATTAAAAAGTAAGTGAAAAGTAGTTGAAAAACAATAAATTATCATTATAAACTTAGCGTAAGAATAAATTTCTTTGTTTTTATTTTCTTACATACTAAACTAAAAAATTATGGCTACTAAAAAACAAATATCATCACTTATAACCTATTCTCTAAATAATGATAAAGAGAAAATTTTTGAGGTAGCTAAAGATATTGCGAAAACCCATAAAAATCAAAAATTTATAGATCAAATAAATTCTATGGTAACGTTATCAAAATATTCAAATAAATGACAATCTTCTGTTGATGTTACATTACAACCAGAAAGAGACTATAAAGACTATCTCTATGAAGCTCAATATTCTAAATATTCTTTAAATGATGTAATTCTTCCAGACAATACAAAAGAAAAGATAAATAATCGGCTTAAAGAATTAAAAAATATTGAGTTTTTATTATCATATAACCTTCCACTACAAACAAGAGCATTATTTTTTTGAGATACTGGTGTTGGTAAAACAATGACAGCATATGCTATAGCTAATGAATTAGATAAACCTCTTCTAGTTTTGAATTTATCATCAATAGTATCATCTAAATTATGAGAAACTAGTAAAAACTTAAATTTTATATTTCAAGTCGCACAAGAAAAAAACGCAATAATATTTTTAGATGAAATAGATTTTATTGCAAACAGAAGAGATAGTACCCAAGATCACTGAGAGATTAGAAGGTCCTTATTAGCCTTAATACAAATTCTTGACTTAATACCACAGGATTTGATAGTAATATCAGCAACAAATATGATGAATTCTTTAGATCCAGCAATAGCTAGAAGATTTTGATTAAGAATAGAATTTAAAGTCCCTGATGAAAAATTGATTAATAAATACTTACAAAAACTAGAGAAAATATATTCCTTCGCTATACAAAAATCTTCAAAAAAGAACTTATTTAAATATTTATTATGAAAAAATTTTTATGATATAAAAAATATTATTTTAAATACATTTAAGAATAAATTATTACATTGAAATAAAAAAGAAAAGATAGTAACTTTAGACTTAGAAGATATAAAAAAATATCAGTATTTTGATTAATACTGGGATTTACCAAATTAACTTTAGGCATACCACCTCTCTCTCAAGAGCTAGCCTACGACAAGCCATTCAATCAAATAGAGATAGAACTGTTATTGGTTGTATTCTTCTTTAGGTATCTTCATAAAAACAAGTCGTATAGTATCATTATTCCTACCGCTCCTTGTTCCGAATAATGGTTCATAATCAATAGCTTTAAGCACTTCCGTAAGCTTAACCTGATTCTCGTTCCGCTTGAATACTAGTGTTCCATGCAGCTCAAGCACTCTCATACATTCACGGAATCCTTGTCTCAGATCATCCGGGCAAGTGTCCTTATTGAGTCTACCATACTTACCCTTCAGCCAAGATTTTTCCCCTGCATTCTTAAGATGCGGAGGGTCAAATACTACAAGCTTATAAGAGTTACCAGGTCTTGGAATATCACGGAAGTCGCCCACAAAGTCTGGATCCACAACAAAGTTAGGTCTCGCTGGAATGAATCAGGCTTCTTCCCTTCTTATGTCCATATACTCTGCTAGTGGATTCTCTTTATCTCGCCGAAAGGTGCGACCACCACATAAGCAAACCCTATAATTCCCATTACTACAGCTGTAGTAGGATTGAAAGCAAACCAAGTCAAAAAAGCAGGCAACAAGAAAAATAAGGTCTTCATAGTGATGATTCCACACGAGATATAAAAGACCAATACTGACCTACATTTATATAAAGTTTCTCCTAATTCTCTGTTCGAACTACTGCGAGCGAGAAATATAGGAGAGCGGGTGAGTTAAATTCTTGGGTAAGAATAAAAAACAACCTACAGTATATAATCCCCGACCTTGGCTAGAATGCCTTAGTTGTGGCTGGGTAGACCAAAGCGGGGATTTTATAGTGTAAGTTATTTATAGCTAATTATTCTAGTTTCACTACCCCGTGTATTGGCTAGTTAATTGATGTTTCAATAGGCAGGCCAATACTCAGTAGGACATACAGAAAAAGCCTATTATCATCCTAGATAATAGACTCCATTATGGTGGAAACTAACATTTCATAATGCCCCAGCCCGGAGTCGAACCGGGATTACATTCGGCACACCATAATACAGTAATTCCTAGTAAGGAACTACATTTGAACAAACACAAGTATACGAAAAAAAATAAAAAAATCAAGTCCAATTCAAAAATCAGACTTGATCTTATGTTTCTTATTATTTTTACCCTCAGAATACAAGGCGGTGTGCTTGTCAGAGCTGGAGGTTGGTTACATGAGTATACCTTTGAGTTGTGACAATAGAGGAGTGTCCTAACAATTCTTGTACTATTCTGATATTGATTCCCTTATTGAGCAGTCTCGTAGCGAATGAATGTCTGAGCATATGGCAAGTAACTCTTCTCTCCCATCAGAGATCTTCAGAGTATTTTTGGAACATTCAGACGATAGTTGATTTACTCAATCCATTGCCGAAACCGTAGTCATCGTGGCGAATAAAAAGAAGTTCTCAGTTTCCTTGTAGCTTTCTTGGATGACCAGACCATGGAGAGATCATATTCTTTTCGCTTCTATATTCCAGGTATTGTTTGGTCAGATTTTTTATCTCGTCGTTGATATAGATTGGCCTGATTTTCCCTCACTTCCCTATGATAGAGATTTCATATCAGTCTCTGAGGATATCACGTACTTTTATGCTTAACAACTCAGAGAGTCTCATCCCTGAGCAATAAGCTAGTTTACAAAAAAGCAAATTTCTAAGCTTTGTCTCTTCGTGTTCATCGCTATTTTTGATAGCTCCAAAGAGCTGTTCCATTTCAGGCTCAGTGAGGAATCCCACTTGGGGAAGCGACGCTTTGGGTAGTTCAATCTTTGAGTAATCAAGGCCTATCTCATAAATATTATTCATAAACTCCATAAATTCTCTGAGAGTAACAATTTTATGCTGAACAGTTTTTGGTGATAAGAATTTATTTGTCTTGAAATACCTGCTTGTTTTTGGTGTTGGCGTATTTCTGAGCTTATCAATATAATCTCGGATGAGCTTATATCAGATTTGCTCTATGGTTGTGCAACCTTTCTCTTGAGCGAAATTTTGAAATAAAGTCATGTGAGAGACCATTCACTTAACAGTTTTTTCTTTGAAGCCTTTTGCTAGATAATGTCTTGCAAATTCATCAATAAGTTCTTTAGTTAAATCCATATATTTTATACTTAGAAAGATAAAAACTGAGTGTTGGGCTTTTATCTTTCAGTATAGAAAAATAATTATAACTAGAGGACACAAAAAATGCAAAAAATCAGCAAAAAAGTCTTGAATTTTATCTAATCTTCTATAAAAGTAGGTTGGATATGCAAAAAACCTACACTCAATTTTTATAAATTGAGTGTTTTCCTATTATGATTAAAAAGATCTGAAAAAAGAGAAGAGAGAGGGTCGCTAACGGCGGCTCAGAATCTTCTCTTTTTTTGCAAATTTTCAAACAAAGAGGAGGTAAAACAGACCTCACCAATACTTACTACAATAAAGAAGAGCTGCAATCATTCCAATTCGCTCACATCTTACCCAAGGGAATGTATCCAGAATACAGACTCAATCCTGAGAATATTCTATTCGTAGATTCTATCGAACAGCACCAGTGGGTAGACCGCACGGTAGCTCGTAATAAGGCGATATTCAAGGACTGGATTGATCGTGGAGTAGCACGCCAGCACTTAGCTGAGATGCGAGAGCATCCAATCATCAAGCCTCTCAGAGAGGCTGGAAAGCTACCGCTTTGATCAGTTTTTTAGATTTTTTACAAAAAAAAGAATGTATCACAGAACACCACCTAAACCACGACCAGAGTCAACTTATCCAAATACTGGAGGACTTATTGATTACCTATACCCAGAAAAGGCAGATATTAAAGATGCAAGGATTAGAGCCCTTGAAAAGGAGGTCGAAGAACTCAGGAGATACAAAGAGGAACAAGAGGAAAAAGACAATCCGAAAGTTAGAAAATACAGAAAGAAGCCTGTAGTCATTGAGGCGATCAGGTTTACGACTGTAGAGGCTCTAAAAAAAGCTTTCCCTGATATCTCTATTTATGAAAAAACTAAGGTAGAGAAAATTTATGTTCAAACCTTAGAGGGCAAGATGGAAATCTCAGAAGGAGATTACATTATCAAGGGTATCAAAGGAGAGTATTATCCATGCAAGTCTGAGATTTTTAAGGAGACTTATGAGAGGTATAATTTTTAACTCTTTCCCCAATACTAAATGTGAGAAATTAAGGCAAAAGTTCCTATTTGTCCTCGTTGCGGTTACGGTATGGGTATCTGGCGGAAGCAGAAGCTCTGTAAAGCTTGCTTAGATGCTGAAGGTAATGCCTCAGCAGAGAAGAGCTTGCAGGAGGTTAAAAAGCAGATATGTCCGCAAGTTAAGTCCGAGCCTCGCCTGAGCGAAGCGAAGACAAAAAACCGCGCGCCTAAGGCCACGAGGCGAAAGTCTAGGAGGAAGAAGACTTAAGGCTTACGCCGAAGAAGGATCAGATTTTTTATCTAATGATATACTTATACTCATGCTCACCAACTTACTTACAGAGCGAATAGATAACAAAGAACAACAGATCTATAACCTGGAATACGATAAACGATCCATCAGAGCACACAACTTCTACTGGAACTGGAATACGGTTTGCTTACCCGCTATCCAGAGATGCAATAAGCAGATAAGGATCTTACAGAAGGATATCGAGAGATTGGAAAGGTGGATAAGCTGGCTAGAGAGATTTGGGCTGTAGTTTTTTTATATTTTATTTTCCTAGAGATGGCAAAAAAACAGAACAAGACAACTAAAGAGAAGAGCCTTATCAAGAGAAAGTGGTCTAGCATCCAAAAAGATCAGGAGGCGAAAGGAGCTGTTTTTTTGGGTAGGCCAGAAAAGTTTAAGACCCCTGAGGAGCTGAGGAAGCTATTTAATCTCTATCTGGCGAGTTGCCAGGAGTTGGTTAAAAAAGGGGTGGAAACCCCAGTTAATGTCTTTGAAAAACCAAAACTTGATATAACAAAAAGAGATAGAAAAATCAGCAAAGATATTCTTGTCACTGGTTTTGCCATACAAGAACAACGAAAACGGACGAAAATTCCAACAAAATTAGGTTTCTATCTTTTTTTGGGTGGAATGAGCTCCAACACTCGGAAATCATATGAGATAAGGGAGGACTTTTTGCCAACGGTAGAGGCGATCAATAACTTCTTTGAGCGAGTGCTAGAAAGTGGAGGACTTGAGTGAACGATGAACCCTCAGATGGTGCAGTTTGTGTTGAATACCAGTTATTGAAGGAATCCTAAGCAGGTCGTACAGAATGAAGAACCTCTTAATAATGACCCCATAAGAGAGAAGCTTTTACTTTTAAAAGATAAAGGAAGGTGAAATATCAAATCCTGACTAGAGAAGAATTAGTTTTGCTAGAGCCTTTTGAAACGGAGCTGGATGAGGAGGAACTTAGCCAGTACCTTGTGAGTAAGGGGTTTTATGATAAAGATTTTTTTTGTCAGTATTTTTTGAGTGGGTATGGATACTTAATTCAGGGAGAACAACTCCCTACCCCACAACACCACAAGGAAATCTGGGAATACTTGGATAAAAAATCTGATTTTAATCTCATTGAGCCAAGAGGACACGGGAAAACAACTGCAATCCTTGAGTGGATCCTACGAGCAATCTGTTATGAACAAGAAAAATCAATTCTGTATATTGCAAATCAAGATTTGGGAAAACAGGGGTTGGGAAAAATTAGAGGAGAGTTAGAGAATAATGATTTACTTCTAAGGTGTTTTGGGAATATTGTTCCGATCAATAGCGATGATCTCAAAGATAAAAGATTGAAAAGATGGAAACAACAACAGTTGGAGTTTTTGAATTGAATATATTTGGTCACGATGACAAAAGGTCAGGCGGTTAGAGGACAAAGACCAACAAAGATTATTTTTGATGACCCTCAAGAGAATAAGGATGTGATGACAAAAGCTATTGTAGATAAATTCAATACTTGGGTATTCTCTTCGCTTTATAATACTCTTCTCCCTTGAGGAAGTATGACGGTATTGGGAACGATTGTAGGGAATCTTTGCTTGGTGCTCCATCTGAAGCAGGAGAAAAAATGGCCGACCCTGTATCGTGAGGCATGTGATAGTGAATTTAATAATGTTCTCTGGCCTGAACTTTGGGATAAGGCTTCATTGATGGACAGAAAAGAAAAGGTATGAACTCCAATTTTTAATCAAGAGTTTAGACATATTCCGCTCAATAGAGAGGATGCACTGATTGCCCAGGAGTGGATACTCTACTATGAACATCTCCCATCAAGCTTTGATCGCATTATTATGGCGGTAGATCCGATCAAAAAAGCAAGTGAGAAATCAGATTTTATGGGGATTGTGGTAGCTGGAATGCTTTGAGATCAGATTTATGTTCTTTTTTCTAAGGGGATCAGACTCTCAAGCCATAAAGCAGAGAGATTCATCCAGCTTGTGTATGAAAAATATAAGCCAGATATTATTCTTCAGGAGGATAATATCGAAGTAACAATGATTGATAACCTCAAGAAAAAAGGCTTACCAATCAAACCAATTAGTTCAACAAGAGACAAATATACAAGATTACTCAATGTACAACCTCAATTTGAGAATGGAAAAGTTTTTTTTAGAGAAGGGAAGGATGCTGATCTCATATGGCAATTAACAAATTTTCCTGATGTGGACCATGATGATATTATGGATGCTCTCGTATTTATTCTCCTGGCTAATAAAAACAAGAAAAAAACTAAGATTACTTTAATTTGATAAGTTTAGAAGATGCTAACTACTGCGATCAAACAATATCTTAAGGAATACGGTATTGCTAACCTCTCTAGAGCAACTGGTGTTACCGATCAAACTATAATGAATTTTTTGCATGGGAAGCGTACATCAAAGAGAACTCTTGATCGTTTTTATAAATTTTTTAAGTTAGATATTGATTCATTTTATATTTCTGCTTTGACTTCTTGGTATTCGAGCACCAATGGTATCTGAAGTATTGTCCAGCTTTTTAGGTTGCAGATGGGGAGATCTCAAGAGGAATTCTCAAAGATGATTGGGGTTGATACGAGGACACTTCAGAGGATAGAGGCGAATAAAAATCCTCCAAAAAAGAAAACTTTTGATCTTATAGTGCAGTTGCGAAAGGAGTACTTTTGGTGAGAAGCATAATGTCGTTGAGATTTGGGTAGTTTTGGATGTAAAGTTGGTATTTATTTTTTTGAGTTCATAATATGGGGAAGATAACGGAGATCAACACTTGATATGACAAGATCTTAAAGCTTTTGGAGGGGGAAGATTCTCAGCAGGTTGCTGGAGACGATGTCATCGGTACGCCTGTAGCGACCAGAGTATACGATTTAATTTATAATGGGAGCTATATCGCAGCTGCGATTGTAAAAAAGATCGCAAAAGCAATGAATAGCTGATGGGACGTAGACAACGATGCTCTCAAAGACTGGCTCAAAAATTTTCCTGTTGTGTATGTGGCAAAGTGTCTTATCAAATATGGGAATTGTTATTTGGAGGTGATTAGAAAAAAGAATGGGGAGATTAGTAGACTTCTGCCAATCCCTACCAATACAATCGCAAAAATTAAATGAGGATGATATAAACAGCAAGTAGGGGCAAAATTTAGTTATTTCAATGAGTTTACTCCTCTCGATCAAAGAGATAAACAGAAAAAAATACGGATTGGGACTTGAGCACCAACCAAGGAGCTTAGGTATAATAAGCTGAAACAGAGCTGCTGATTTAACCCCAACCTGAATGAAGTGATCCATCTGATGGACCAAGAAACCGACAACAAGCGATACGGAAAGTCAATGTTTGACAGCTGTATGCATCAACTGTTGTTGCTCAGATATATTGATGAATACTACAACACCTATTTTGACAACGGGTGTATTAGACTTTCGCTCTTTCATGTAAAAAATTTGAAAGAAAATGAAGAAGTATCAGAAGAAAACAGAAAAATCTTTGCCGACTTTATGAAAGAGCAAGCAAAGGGGATCCAGAATGCTCACAAAACTTTGTTGGTAGAAAATGAGCTTGGAAAGATTGATCTGACCGATGAGCTGGATGCCAATCAATGGATTAGTTATCGTAGAGAGCTCCAAAAGTCTATTGCAATGGCCTTTGAGATGCCGTATGATATGATTGACTCCTCAGATGCTAATAGAGCGACTTCGACCTCAGCATTAGAGGCTTTTTACTCCTATACGATCGTACCTCTTCAGAATATCATTCTTGGATGTGTTGAGAATATTGTTGAAGATGATCCAAAATGGAAAGATAAGAAGATTGAAAAAATTGCTTTTTTGAAGATGAATACCAAAAATCTAAAAGAAGAAAGTGAAACTGTAAGAAACTTGGTCGCTAATAAGATAATCACAATCAACGAGGCAAGAAAATGGATGGGCTATGCTCCTATTGATTGAGGAGATGTGTTGATAGGAGGAGATCAAACTAATCTTACTCTTGGTAAAGAGGATATTGATACGATCAAAAAAACTAAAGCTTTACTTCAAGCGGAAATCAATGACTTTAGCTTCTCGAAATAAATTTGTTATCCAAAAAGTCCTAGAGCCTGAAATCAAAAAAGAGGATCAGGATTTTTTCCCTACTCGAAATGAGAAACAAGATCTGCTCCTACTAAAGCCTGATTTTTTAGAGCTTATCAATGCTTTGTTTGCGGAGCAATATCAGCTTGCAGTTGAACAGATTGATAAAATAGTAGAGTTTAAGATACAAAAAACTGAATATCTCTCTCGAACAGCAGAACAGTTTGAAAAATACACAACTCAGATATCAGTTCCACTGCAGGTAGCTGCTGGAAAAGGAATGGAATATCAAGAAGTTGTTAACTCAAAATCAGGACTCTCAACTGAGCTCAATCAAGCTGCTGTAAAAAATCGAGCGGACCTTCATGCTGGAGAGCTGATCACAAAAATCAGCGAGACGAGCAGGATGAGGATCAATAAACTCATTACAAAAGCATTAGATGAGGGGATGGACAAGCAAACACTCAAAGATATCCTCAAAACTGACTTTTGATTTAGTGACTATCGTGCAAATCTCATCGTCAGAAATGAGCTGAAAATGGCGTATATTCAGTGACAAAAGCTCCAATTCTCCCAATGGCAAAGGGAAAGTGGACTTAGAGGTCGGAAAGATTGGATTTCTCATCGTGATGATAGAACAACAGAAGGATGTCTGAAAAACGATCTTCATGGAGAGGTTGAATTTGATGAGTTATTCCCGTCAGGAGATACCGAGCCACCAAGATTTCCTTGATGTCGCTGCTCAATTGCCTATCTTCCGTATTCTGAGGCTGAGCTTTGGGAGGAGGATGATATCAAAGAATATCTTGAAGCTTTCACAGATCTAGATAAAAAACCTGAGAATTATGATGATCTGAGTGTAAAAGTAGTGCCTCCACAATTCTTTGACTTGCTTTGAGAACAGATAACTTATAAAAATCTGATTTATGATCCTTATTTTGATCCGCTCAGATGAGTGCTTAACCTTGATGGATTGTCTGGAACAGCGAGAAAGTATGCAGAAATCCACGAACTTGGGCATAGTTTTCATTATCTCGCAATCAGAGGGAAAAAGGATCGAGTCTTGAAGTATGATGCAATTCAGGAACTTATCAGAAAGGAAATCGAGGAGAATGCTGAGACGATAAAAAAATATTTTCCTCAGGGAAGACAAAATGCATTAGAACTCTTTCAGCTTGAGGAAATCTTTAAGGCAAAAAATTATTTCGCATTGGAGAAACATACAGATCTCCTCTGAAAAACGATATTAAGCCCAAAGTATACTGAAATCTATAAGCGAGATTATCAGGTAGTTGCTGATTTGATTGGTGCAATAACTAAGGGGAAATTTGGTTGAGGGCATTCGATTGAGTATTATCTAGAGAAGTGATATGAGGAGGTGATGCCTGCGATCAACACAATACATTTTTTTGATAATAAAATACTTGAAGTTCTTCTACCAAAAAGTTATACTGCAATGAGAAATTTTTATTTAGATTTATGAATAGAATTTTAATGCTAGATGCTCAGCTTTTGATCGATGCCTATGGGCTACAGCACAAAATCAGCTGATTTTGACCGATTTTTTGAGGGATAGATCTTTTTGATACTGATGCCTGTATTAAGGCCCTCAGAGATGCTCAGGGAAGAGATATTGTGATGCAATATCCGAAAGAGAGTGTTATGAATGGGGGATCCGTCTATGATGGAGGACATCGAGCCTATGAATGAGAGATTGATCCTGAGTTTGACTTCAAAAAATTCCTTGATCGAGTCGAGGAAAATGAGGAAGAAATTAGAAAAAAAATGGTTGAGAAATAAAAATGTCGTTGAGATTTGGGTAGTTTTAGACACTCTTGGGGTGTCTTTTTTAATTTTAAAGAAACATGGAAGCAAAAATTGTCCGCAAAATAGCCTCTCTCAACACGGTGCTCTTTATTGCCCTTGTCCCCGATGAGGTAGATGGGAATGGTGATGTTATCTCAGCTGAGGAGATCAAGAAAGCAGCGTATGAATTTATGCTCAATCTTCAAGAAAAAAAGGTAAATATCAATCACGAGGAAGATACTGAAATAGCTTCGGCTCACTTTGTGGAGAGTTATTTGACGCTCTTTGATATGGAGCGAGGCGATGGAGTGATTCCACAATGAACTTGGATATTGGGAATTCAATTTGATGATGAAACTTATGAGAAAATTCAGAATGAGGATTTTGTTTGAATAAGCATAGAAGGGCTATGAAAATACGAAAAACTTTAGTTTGATTAGTTAGTAAGATGAAAAAATTAACAGATCTCACAGTTGATAAAATTTCACTTGTCACAAAAGACAAAAAACCTGCAGTAGAAAAAGCAAGTACAGGATTTTTTTCTGTGTTCAAAATCAAAAAGGAAGAAAATTTGACTGAAGAACAGCTGGCTAGAGTAGAAAAACTCAAAACATTTTATGAGCAAAACTAAAATGTCGTTGAGATTTGGGTATTTATCTTGAATATAAGGATATGCGTAATATTAAATCACTCATCTATCAAAGACTTGTCGGAGACACTCTTCTGGCTGATAAAGTAAAGGGAGTTTATCCGAATGTAGCTCCTAAGGAGTCAGGAAGTCCTGTTATTATTTACAATCATATTGTAGATGAAAGGCAAGTTGTAGTTCGTAATTCGCTCTATCAAGTAAGTATTCGAGGCGGAGATTTGGAGGAGCTGGAGCAGTTAAAAGAGCGTATTGTTTGGCTCTTCTCTCGCTATAAAGCGGATGGAGTATCCCGAATAGTTCAGAGTATTAACGAAAGCTATGATCACGAAACTGAGGAATGGGGGATACATATTACGATGAAGTGTAAATTGATAGATTCAGGTTTTTAATTCTTTTTTTATAGTAGAATGCAAACAACAGTACAAAACAGTAATGTTATCAGAATGGGGTCAGTGAAATTTTCAGCTGACTTTGGTCAGTGATATGTGGATCTTGGAGCACTTAAAAATGCGAGTCTAAAAATCACCAAGCAAAAGACTGAACTTACCTTTGATAACGCAAAGGCAACACCAAAGGTAAAAATTTTAGAGGCGATCTTAAGTGCAGAACTCTATGAACTTTCGCTCGAGTCAATCAGGAATATTAACGGACTTGGAGAATTCAGTTCGATTAATGGAACTCAGCAAAACAAGACTCAGCTTATTAAGGCTGGTAGTTTGCAAGCTAATTCAGCATTTGTACTTGAGGGACAAAATGCAGATGGTAGCAAGCCAACAATGACTTCTGTAACTTATGATAAGTGAGCCGCTAATACTGCTTGGGCAGAGAATACTAATTATTCACTCACAAAAGTGAACGGGAAGTGGGCTATTGTCTTCAAGGCCGTAGTTGATAAGGATGTTGAGGTAGTGTATAAATATACTCCAGCTAAGAGTAAGGAATTACTCTTCAAGGATGTAATCTCTAATCAATCACTCAGCAAATATAAATTTGAGAATGAGAATGGAGATGGAAAGGTATTTATGATTGAATTCTTTGAATGATTTAATAATTCAGATAATTTTGAAATCAGCTTTAAGTCTGATGATGAGACTAATGATGCCTCAAGTATGCAGGTAGAGATTAAAGCTTTCCCTACTAAAGACAAAAAGCTCTTTAGAATTGTTGACGAGCAAGATGAAAACTAGTCGTTCATTCTCTTCTTATAATAGCTAAGCCCTTAGAATAAGGGCTTTTTATCTTCTCATAAACTACATGATCAGAAAAATATACACCTTTTTCTTTGGTTGAATGGAGTTGAAAGTCTGAGCACTGCTTTGGTGAGATCTTTTGCTTTTAACACAAAATCAGGAAGATGCGGTAATGAAAATTCTACTAGAATATAACGATGTGATCCCCCAGCTCTCAGCTGATGAGGTGCAAGAAATTCTAGTTACCATTAGTGCATCAGGGGGAACGGGCAAAAATGGGAAGAAGCAAACTGTTGAGGAGCTGGTATTGATGGAGACTTTCGTGATGGTACATACACATCAGAGGCTAGAGGAAATCAGAGGACGGACGATTCAGTATTTTTTTCTTGTTTCTAGGTGTATCGGAGCGGCACTTGGACATAAGAAAGCAGATGAGGTTCTTAATCCTGATGGGGTAGATAGAGAGGGGGTAAGGGATTTGACTGGTGGGAACAAGGAGGTGGTGATGTAGAAACTGATAACTCGCTTATTGCATAAAATTGCAAAATGGTCTTGATAATCTAGAATTAAAAGTTATACCTCTAGTATCTTTAAATAAGAGGTTGAAAAAAATATGATATTGGAAAAATCACTACTTGATACTCTCATTTCATGTAAAAAGCGCGTTGATAAAGTAGAGCCTCGTGAGCAGAAAAGTCAATGAAACCATAAGCAACAAACCATAAAAATAAGTTGATGAGGCTACTTTTTTGAGCTTTATACTCGTAAGAATATGGATTTGTTGTTCAATTTTTCTGCTTGACTTTTGTGGAAATGACCTGAGTGAACTGTTTGTCTATGTAGATATAATTGAAACCACTGAGGGCATAAAAATCCTGATGGGCAGCAAGTCCTCGGATATCATAAACATATTTACAGAATTGAGGACAAGGAAGCCTGATTGAATGATGATGCTTATGCTGAGCAAACTGATCAATATGATTCTCTTGAAAAGGCTATTTATCAATTATGTATAGATTATAACATTGATTATGGAGATAAGCTTCCTTATTTGCCGCAAAAATGAACTTTATTTGATTTTGAAGGAGGGAATGAATGAAATAATGCTTCGTGAATTTCTCAATAAAAGTTTTGATAATCATATTTCTTTTAGACTGGTAAAACCAAGTACTTACCAGTTGTTTTTGCCGTATTATCATTCAGATGGAGATATGATTGATATCTTTATTCAGTTTCTCTCTGATAGTATTACATTGACAGATTTTTGACAGACGCTTATGAGATTGAGTTATTATACTGATTTGACAGCTAATGGGAGAAAAAAAGTTTTTGATAGTATTTTGGCTACTTATAATGTAAATTGTGATGACGAAGGGAGAATTTCGATTAACTTCAAAGAGAAGATAGAATTATTCCCTTCAGTAATGGAAATGATTGCTGTTATAACAAAAGTTTCTGATATTAGCTATTTAAAGACTGAAAGAGTAAAAAGTCTTTTCTATGAAGAATTTGAAGATTTTGTGATGACTGACCTCAAAAATAGTATCAGTGGGAAAGTTGACATAAAGAAAGACTTCTCTCCTGCTATTGATGAGAAAAAAAGCTATCAAACCCCTTTTGCTATATTGAAAGAAGATAGAGATCCATTGTTATTGTTCCCTGTTTTGAATTCCGATAAATGTAAGGAGGCTGCAATGGCATTACTTTTTTATCAGACGAAGAATTTTAAAAATAATTCAATTACAATTTTTAATGATATGTCAGAAATAGGCGCTAAAGATGCATGAAAATTGATGGATTTGTCTGATAGGCCTTTCTCTGTATATGACTCAGATAATAAGGGGAAAATACTCTCCTATGCTCAGCTTTGGTCTAGGTAGTATGTATTATAGAAATCTATTTCAAATAGTTCTAGGTATTTGGATTGATGTAAATTAGCTACCTGAGGACTTCCCTTTATTTAACTATAGATCATCTCAAATGAAAAAAAGTATGATACTCTTTTCGCTTTTAACTTTATTTGCTATATCATGATGTGGAAGGCGGGATGATATGCCTTCTCAGAATATAACCTCTTGAGCGGTAGTGAGGAATATTATTTGGAATATGTCTCCAGAGGAAGTGAGGCATGCTGAAAATATTAAAGATCAAGAAGTAGTAAGGAGCTATTCATCATGAGATGTACAGGCTTTCGAAATCATCTCTAAGTTATGAGATAAAAATATTTCTATAGGATATAACTTTATAAATAATAAGCTTTGAAGGGTGTATTATCTCTTAGAGAATGCAAAATTTTGAGATTACTTTGAATATAGGAGAATGCTAGGACAAAAGTATTGAACTGGAGACATCACGAGGGGGGAATTTGAGGAGATTCAAAAAAGAAATAATGAGCTAGAAGGTGAGGCTGATGATATAGAGAAATCTAATATACCAGACAATCAGAAAAAGGCTAAATTAGAAGAGTTTGAAAAAGAAATGCAGGCAAATGCCTCTCGCATGCAGGAGTATCTATTTTCAGGTGATATTATCTGGACCACGGATATGCCACCAAAATTGTTTACTCCAGATCAGAGACTATCTTTGGGGGATATGTATTATTTCCATAATTGGAAGACTAATCAGGGGCTTGTTCAAATAGCATTATGAAAAGGAGTTCATAATTGAAGTCTTCAAGTAAATATGTTGATAGAATATGCAGACACTTGATACCAAGAAAAGATAGATAAAAGTATTCAAGAGCAAGAACAAAAAGAAGAAGTATATAACTCATTATAAAAATAAAAATGTCGTTGAGATTTGGGTTTTAATAAGCAGAAAGGAGCTAAATTTTAGCTCTTTTTTTGTAAGGATGAATAGCAAGCTTGGTGATTTGTATATCTGATTTGGTGTACAGGCTGGAGACCTCCAGAAATTTCACAATGAAATTGTGAAAGAGATGAGAAAAACTTGAGAAGTTTCTTCTCAAACTATCGAGAAATATATCTGATCAGGTCTAGAATGAGGGCTAGAAACCGCAAAAAAAATCGCTGAGGAGAAGTTTGAACAACTTACGAATAAGGCCATCAAGCTCAAAAAGGAAATCGAAGAGATTACCAAAATTCATAGAGGCTGAGGAGTTGTTGCAGGAAGCTGAGAGATCGTAAAAGCTTATCAAAAAGTTAATGATGAACTCGATGAATGGAGAGGGAAATTGAATGACATCGAGAAGAGAGAATGAGAAATTATTAAGATGAAAAAAGATGCTGAAGTAGAACTCCAAAAAAGCTGAGAACTCTCAAAAACTCGTCTCCAGAATATGGTACAGGCGATTGCTGGAAGTGCTGTTTTTGTAAAGATAAAAGAGATGGTTTCGTCTGTGTTTTCTCTTGGTCGTGAGGCGAGAAATAGTGCAACAGCCTTTGAAAAAATGCTCTGATCGGTAGAGAAAAGCCAATCATTTATGAAGCAGCTGAATGATTTTTCACTCCGCAATGGGATTGATCCTCAGGTTGCCAGAGACAATGCACAACAGCTCTTGTCCATAAATATTGAAGCTGAAAAGGTGATTCCAACAATGGAGAATCTCTGAAATGTTGCCAGTGCACTCAATGTTCCCTTTGAAAGGCTTGCTCTGAATTATGGACAAGTAAGAGCTCAGGGGAAACTTACAGGAGCAGATTTAAGGGATTTTCTCCGTGCAAATGTTCCTCTTACACAAGAGCTGGCTAAAAATATGAATGTCTCTGAAATGGAGATTAAGAAAATGGTGGCTCAAGGGAAAATTTGATTTAAAGAAGTAGAGAGGGCTTTTCAGACTATGACTGCCGAGGGTGGAAAATTCTATGGAATGATGGCTGCTAAGGCGAGTGTTTGGGATCAGGCTAAAGTGAGTATTAAGCTCATAGGAGAGAGTATTGGTCAGGCTTTATTGCCTATTTTAGATGGATTGGGGGCTATTGTCAAATCTGCAGCTGAATGGCTTCAAAGGTTTGTAGAGAAGAATAAGACACTTGCTACTGCTCTTTTTTCTCTTGTAGGAGTCGGTGGGCTTGTCATTACAGCCTTTACGACTTTATGAGCATTATTGCCGACACTTTCTGCTGGTATCTCTGCTCTAGGAGTATCTTTTGCGGGAATGTGATGGCCGATTGGGATTATCACTTGAGCAATTCTCGCACTTTCTGCTGGAGTGGATGCATATAATAAATACCAGGAAGAGCTTCCTAAAAAGAATCTTGCATCACAGAATAGTTTCAATGAATTAACAAGAAAACTCAATGAGAATAGAAAAGAGCAGGAAAAACTGACTACTGCTTATGGGGAAGGGAAAATAGGCGCTGAGGATTATCAAACCAAAATAAAAGCTCTCAAAAGCTCACAAGATCTCTATAGCTGAGCGCTTAAATATGCTATCAAAAATCAGGAAGATCTAAATTCTGCAATGGAATTTTTAAATTCTTTTGAGATGAGTACAGAATCTGAGAGAGCTGAAGTATTGAAGCTTGCTCAAGATGTTGAAACTGCAGCAAATAGTTATCTGAAGCTTGCCGAATCAAAACTTGCTGCTTTAGCATCAGAAAATATTGTTGCAAAACAAAAAAAGGAACGAAACGATACTGCTAATGGGAATAATTCCCTTATTGGTTGAGGAAGTATCGTGACTGATACAGAGATGAATGTCAGGAGCCTACAAATAGCAAAACCTGAAGAATTTAAAAAATTAAGTTCAGAAGCAGAAAAAGCACAAAAGGAAGTGGATAAGGCAAGATCTGGATTAGACAAAATACAGAAAAGAATAGAAGAAATTAAGAACAAACCAATAAAACCACAAACCACATCAAATACTCTTGGATGAGGCGGTAGCTGAAAAAAATGAAAATCAGCAGAAGAAAAAGCCAAGGAAGAGGCTCGTAAAATCAAAGAAGCGAGACTTAAAGAACTCGATGAGTATGTTCAAAAAGAAGCAGAAAGAATCCAAAAAGCTGATCAAGACAAAGCTCGAAAGATGGAACAGCTTGCAAAACTCAAAGAAAGTTATGATCAGATGAAAATAGATATTGAGGGAAAGACAACGGAAGACCTCCTAAAAATAGCAGAAAAATATAAGAAAGAACAATATAAAAACTATGAAGATTTGAGTAAAGAGCATCAAAAAACTATCGAAGATGCTGGGAAAGATATTGAAAAATATCTTGATAAAATTGAAGAAATTGGGAAAAAATTTGAGGAAAGTCAGGAGAAGGCGAAAGATTCGATTGCTAAAATCCAAGGAGAGCTAACCAAGCTAGATACTGATAAACAGTTAGATATTGCAAAGAGATGAGCTGATGCGAAAAAAGAGCTTGAGAAAGAGGAAAAGAATCTCGCAAAACTTCAAAGAGATCAGAAAATCTGAAGTACGGATGATGCAGAAAAAATTTCCGAAAGTCAAGAAAAGATTCGTAAGCTCAGAGAAGAGATCTCTTTTGTGGAGGAGAATATCACGGCCGAGGTAAGAGCTCAAGCTGAAGAATATCAGAACATGAGTAAGGCACAGCAAATGATGGTAGAATACCAAAAACAAAGAGCAAAGCTTGTAGAAAAGCAGGAGATATTCAAGGCATATACCAGAGCAAAAGATGTAAAAGATAGCTCTGCATTCAAAATCGAGAGGAACGATGCGGGAGAAGTGATCTCTGCAAGCTATAAAGATGAACAAGGGAATGATAAGAAAATTGAGGATCAGGAGAATATCAATGAAGCAATCAAGCTCGAGGCTCAGCAAAGAGCCTTTCAAACACAACTCAAAGAGCTGGAAGATCATCTTAAAGAAAAGATGGATAAATATAATGATGAAGCTCAGAAACTTGCAAAACTTTGGAGTGATAATACTCAAAAATATAGAGATGAACTCAAAAACAGAGAAAGAGATCTCGCTAATTTTGTAAGTACTGCTGAAAGTTTGATGGCGAGATTAAGGGCTTCAGGTTATAAGTGACATTCAGAAGGTTGATTCGTTGGGTTTGCTGATGGGGGGTATACTGGTATGGGTGGTAAGTATGATGTTGCAGGAGTGGTACATAAATGAGAGTGGGTTGCTCCCGCAAATATGGTAAATGCTCTGTGAGGAGTTTTCGCTGAGCTAGAGAGTGTGAGACAGGGGATGCAGAATATTCATACTCCGAATACTATTACTAATAAAAACTTGACCAAGACTCAGAATAATACAATTACCGTGAATAATGAGTTTGATTTGAGGGGATTTCTAGACCGAGCGAGACGGAAGCTATAATCAGATTTTTATCTTTTTTTTGCATATAAAATGATCGGAAAAAGCTACAAACGAGATGGGCAAGCTATCGCTCATAAGACCAACGAATATCAAATCGGACTCACGCTCGTAAACTGGAGGAAGTTAGACACTACTGATGAACAGAAAAATATTGAAGGTGCACACGGCATCAAGATGTCTCCTACGTATTCAAGGGGGAGAAAAATTGATATTGAGGGAATTATCATTGCTGATACGAGAAACGCAACCTCTAAAGCGATGGATTGGCTAGATAGAGCCTTTGGATTGCAAACTACAATCACAGATATGCCAGAAAAAAAACTTTTTACGGTTGTTGATGAACAAGATAGAGAGCGAAAAATCTGGTGCAAAATCAAGGACCCTATTGATTACAATATTCAAGAAGATGATTATATGGATGGGACAACAAGAAGCTTTAGAGTTAGTCTTCAGGCTGATGACGCTAGATTTTTCTCTGTTCAGGAGCAAATGGTAGATGGGAAAGAAGGAGTTTATGGAGGCTTCAAATTAGGCGTAAAACTAGGGAAAGCAATGAATGCATATTTCAATGAAGTGGAATGTTTAGGTAGTGGAAATGTAGGAAATCCTGCAAGAATCCAAATCATTGCAAAAGGGCAAATCAATTCGCCCCTGATGATTAGAAAGAAAGGAGGTGAGTTTTTTGGTATTGAAGTTAATGCTGAAGCAGGAGATATAATTGAAGTTAATGCTGAAGCTAAGACAATCACAAAAAACTGAGTCAATATCAGCGAAAAAAGGATACCATGATCAAGCTGGCCAATGATTTTTGGTACTACAATTTTCTTCCTTCAAGACAAAGATTGAGGCCTTTATGGGTCAGATTTTGATGTAAAAATTTATTTTAGTAATGTTTTGCTCTAATGTTTATCTGCTATGTATATGAGAGATCTGGAGAATGTATCGCACAAATCGAAGACCTTGTAGGAATTGAGATTGAACACGAAATGTCTGATATTTCCTCTGCAAGCATTTCCATCTTTCATGATAATCCGTATGCAAATCGTAGCATCCTCAAAAAGATGAATAAGGTTGTTATCAGACAAAAAATCTGATCTCAAGAATTTGAAATGTTCTCAGGAATTATTAGGGGGATCCAGGCAAGTCTTGAAATTGTAAAGATCGTTCTCAATGATGAGCTCTGGATACTTTCAAGAAGGCTTACTCATAATGCCTACGAGTATAGGAATGAGAGACTGGAAGTCATCCTTAAAAGAATTTGGGGAGATATCAATGCTGTAGCTCCACTCGGGCTTGAATTTGTCTGCTCTGCTCCTGATATTGTTCCTAAGAAATCTTATGGGAAGAAAACAACTTTGCTATCAATTCTGAAGGATTGGAAAGAAAAGGGCTATGAATTCAGACTTTTTGGAAGTAAACTCGTCTTCTGAAAAAAGGTGGGAAGAGATAGGACACAGGGGGAGTTTTATAAAGAGTATAGTTATGATACCAGAACTCCTGACAATAATACCATTCTCAAGGCAAGTATGCTTGACGATGCTCAAGAGATTATCAATGGGGTTGGCGATGAGAATAATATTTTCTCCAAATATCAGGAAAGTATTGATGAGTATGGATTTTTGGAGGAATCTGTTTCGCTTGAAGGGAAATCTGCTGAAGATTTTTTGCAGGAGGCAAAGAATGGAACTCAGGTTTTTGAAATTGAAGGGAAAGTTGATAATTTTTTTGAAGTGGAGATTTGAGATATTGTTAAAGTCTTTATTCATAGGAATAATGATCTGATGAACTATGATGGATCTATGGAAGTAATAGAAAAAAAATACGTCTGAGGAGATTTGCCTAAGATCTCGTATAAGTTTTCTTCTGCGAAAATTTGAAGGTTGAGCTTTATTAAAAAGATCCAAAAAATGGAAGAAAGAATAAAAAAACTAGAGCAAAAATAAAAATGTCGTTGAGATTTGGGTAGTTTTGAATGTAAAAGCAAGTGTTTTTATTTTTACTCAATATTGTAATGAAGGAACTTATTGCAAAAATCAAGCAATATAATGCGGATATTGTGAAACATTATGCTGCTAATGACAAGGATGCGGTTCTCAAGACGCTAGAAGATATTGCTCCAGTTCTCAAAGAACTCGAGGAGCAGCAGCCTGAAACTCCTAGCGAAACTGAGAATAAGGTAGAGAAAACTCTTGAAGAGGTAACAAAAACTCTTGAAGAGGTAAAAAAATATGCTGATCTCTATGTGTCAGCAGAAAATCTTCAGGCGCTAAAAGAGGAGCTCAAAAACTTTACTGACGGAATCTCTGAAAAAATTAGCAAGCTTGAGCAAAGTGTTCAAGCGGTTACTGAAAGCGAAGAGGATTCTCAGCAACAGGAAGAGGTCCAAAAGACCAACAATCAGAAACGATGGTAAAAACTAGATTTTATTTTAATCTTAAAAGGAAACATGAAAACCTACGAAAAAATTAAAAAAGTCTTTGACTGAGGGAAAAATTCAAATCAGGTTCATCTTAATACAGAACAGGCTGATCGCTTTATTGATTATATCGTAAATCAGTCAGTAATCCTTCAGAAGTTGAGAGTTATTAGGATGGATACTCCAGAAAAATTAATTGCCAAAATTGGAATTGGCGATAAAATTCTTCATCCTGCTGGACACACGACAGGATTTACAGACAGGACAACCTCTAAGGTAAAGCCTGATCAAATCAAGCTTAAGTCTAAGAAGATGAGAGCAAAGTTTATCATCGGTGATGATGAGTTAGAAGATAATATTGAAGGAGATGACTTCAAGGATCATTTGATGCAGATGGCCGCTAAAGTGTGTGCTAATCAGCTTGAACAGGCAAGTCTCTATGGTAGATATATCGCAGATGATCAGCTAGAAAATAGCAACTGTGTAGATATCAATAATCAGGTGGATGGTTTCATTGCGAGAGCCTCTGTAATTGTTGATGCTGCAAGTAGTGGATATGCTGATAGAAAGCTTGATATTGATAAATTAACTGATCTTAGACTTTCATTGAAGCCTAAGTATAGAGCTACCCTTGAGACTATCATGGGAGACGATTTGATTGTGAGATACAAGAACAAGTATGCAAAGTCTCCAAATCAGGTTGAGTCTGATGGATATATGGGTAAGAAATTTATCAATGCTTCATTGATGTCTGTAGAATCTGCCGTTTTAAAGTCTGGAGGTGCTTCAACAAAGCTCTCAAAGAAAAATACTCAATGGGCTCAGGAGATTGAAGTTGTGAGTGCTGCAGGGATTGAGGTTGGAGATGCGATCTGTATTGGTTATAATACTCCACTTGAATTCTCTAGTGTGGTAAAGACTGTAGCTGGTAATAAGATTACCCTTGAAGATGCAGTACCTTACGAATATACTGGAAATGAAACCGTTCATGAGGTAACTCTTGATGGCTCTGAAATTTTAATGACTGATCCAAGAAATCTGATTCAAGGAATCCAGAGAGAAATCAAAATTGAGTTTGAGAGAGATGCAGAACATGAACAAACTGCAATGTATATCTCCATCAGAACAGATTTTCAAGTTGAGAACAATGAAGCATTGGCTGTTATGAAGAATATCTCAACAAGGGCATAACATCTCTCATTATAAAAAAGAAATCTGGCTTTATAAGTCAGATTTTCTTTGTTAAAAATAAAAATGTCGTTGAGATTTGGGTAGTTTTGGATGTAAAGTTGGTATTTATTTTTTTTATAGCAGAAAAATGGTTATTACAACAATTAAACTCGTAAACAATTCAAACAAGGTCTACAATGGAGTTAAACCAGGGCAAAGTGTTAATGTGGAAAATCCAGAATTTTATTTAGTTAATGGATTTTCAGTTCTTGGAGAAGAGGATCAGACACCTGTTGATCCATCAGATGAAACTACCAACTATGCAAAGATGAAACTTACTGATCTTAAACAACTTTGTGAGGATGCGGGTATTGAGGTGCCAGAAAATGCAAAAAAATCTGATCTTATTGAACTTTTAGGGAAAACTGAGACTCCAGAAGAGGATCAGACACCTGTTGATCCATCAGATGAAGATTTACTTAATGAACTTGATTAATGACACTTGATGAGCTAAAAGAGTTTTTGAATATTACAAAAAATGATCAAGATAAACTTCTTGAGATGATGCTTGATCTAGCGAATGATATGATAGAGCAAGAGCTTGGATATAGCTTAACTGAGAAAGAGTATACAGAGGCACTTGATGTTGAGAACACTTCAATGCTTTTTCTCAAAGCTCCGATTGTTTCTGTAAAATCTATCACAGGAGCAAAAGTAGACCATTGGTCAAAAAATGTCGTATACCTAGAGAAAAAAACAAGAGGTAGAGTGGTAATAAAGTATACATGAGGATTTGCTTCGCTCCCTAAATCTCTTGCTTTTGCTATGCTAAATCTCGCTAAACAGTTGTATCAGATTCATAAAACTAATGGATTAGAGATTAAGTCAAAAAAAGTAGATGTACTCAGTATCACCTACTTTTCTCCTGAGGAACAGAAAAAAGGCTCAACAGCTAGAAGCAAGTCAGACTTAGCGGCCTTATTGGCTCCTTATAAGCTTTTATATTATACTGCGCTATAATGTCGCTCCTTTCATCTTTTAGCTCAGATTTTAATCGTGATATGGAGATTTTTTCTACAAATGAAGAGGTTAATTCTCTTGGACAGAGAAAGTTGAAATATCAAAAAACTTGAGCTACTTTGGGTATTTTATTGCCGAAAGCAGAGAAATATGATCAATTCTCAACGGATAAGCAATGAGGGAAGAATGGAATTGTTTATGACACTTTTTCTTTTACTTTTAGGTGCGAATTCGGAGTGATAATCAAAAAAAAGTATAGATTGAAAGATCAATATTGAACTTGCTATGAGGTCAAGAGAGCCTTTCCTAGTCCGTGATTTGGAGGAGATGATCATTTAGTTTGCTATCTAGAGGAGTGTGATGGGATTCCAATTAACTAAATCAGCATTTGAAGACCTTAAAAAAGCTCTAGATGGAGCTCTGCTTGATGCGGTAGTAGATCTCACCGCTCAGATAAAAAATCACCTTGTTCCTAGAAGTGAAAATCAACCAACTCCTAAAAATCCTGAAGCTCCAGTAACTGGAAATCTAAAAGATGCTACTACACGAGAAAAATCTTGAGAAATGAGGTACCGTATCGGAATAGACGCTAGTAGGTCGCACACTGTAGGAAAGAAGAAAATCAGGAAAGTTAAGCCTGTGGACTACGGAGAACATCTAGAATTTGGTACAAAGTATATGCAGCCTAGAAGCTTTCTGAGGAGAGGGAGTATTGAGTTTAAGGAAAGATTCTTTCAGATCGTAAAAAAGGGTTTTTTTAGGAGATTTGGAAGGAAATAAATCAGATTTTTATTTGTATTTTTAATAGGACGCATGCAAAGACTATGAAACCTAAACTGAGAGAACATAACCTATGACCACGATATTAGTGGACTTATGAGAGGTTTAATTGATTGAGGAGTGATTGAAGGAGGAACTGTTGTAGGAAATAAGCTCCAGCCTGTGCAAGCTATCGTTCCGCTAGTGAGATCTAACGGACAGAAGATTCTTGCTTTTTTTGAGTCTGATGAAGTGATTGATCTCCCTACTACTGGAGATTATAAGGTATACATAGAAGTAGATCAGAGTAAGATTGATTTTGGGGGAAATAACGCCGAAGATGGTACAGGAATAGCGAGCATAAAAACCTGACCGACGCTTCCTAGTCAGAATTTTCTTCTTTTGGCTTCAGCTACTGGAGGAGTCGTAAAAGATGAAAGAAACCTGATCCCAAAGGTTGGTCAGATTGCTCAAAGAACTACCTCTCTAGAGTCCAAACTTCAGACCCAAGAACAGAAAGTAGGGAAGCTAGAGGAGGCTGGTACTCCTGATCACTTATCAATCAAGGAAATCATAGGGGAAAAATATAAGGCTTCTGATTTGTTGACTAGAGCATATCTTCCCTTATCCGCTGATTCAGATATTCCCCTTAATTTTGGAGAAACTGCAGCGAATAAAGAACTACATATACAAAGAATATCTAGCGGACACACAGACAACAAAATCAAAGTCAAACTAAAAAAAACCTGAAATCCAACCTCTAATGTTACAATAGAGGTCAGAAAAGGAGTAAAAGTAGAGAGTGGAGATATTGTATATCGGTATGGTGGAGAGGTGCTAGCGACTGCTACTATTCAAGCAAATCAG